GGCCCTTTGTCTGATCGTCTAGTTTTTTCTTCTGAAATCTCAGTTGATCCCCTTGAACCTCAATGAGTAAATCTTGTTCTGTTTTGTTAGATTCTTTCATAGTATCTCGTTACCGCCTGTATTTTCTCTATTTGTTTATCTATAATCACGTTCCTATTTGGCCAGTGAATATAGTCCTTCTCTGGATTCTTTTTCAAATTGTGTAATAGTGGTAGAATCAATCCTTCAACCGCCTGAAGTTTCTGTGCGATATCTGACTCCAACAGAGAGCGATGTTCATTGATCATGTCACTGTTATCAGCAGACAGAATTCTTGATTCTAATTGTTCTAATTTATCCATGATGGCATCTAGCGCATCATCTGGTAGTTCTGCCCTTACGGGCTGAGATGGTTCACTGGCAGTGGCAGGTATATCATCTACCGCAGTAAAACCGAAATCGAAATCGTCTGACATGTTTGCTCCTAGAATGAATGGATATATAACATCCAATCAATAAAAAATATCATCCCCGTCATTAAGGTCAATGCCCCCAAAACTACGCATGTTGGGAACACTGCATTGGCCAAGATAGGGTTATTTATTACCCAACTCTCTAGCTCTTTTTCTGTCATTTCTCTCCTTATCCAATAACAGCATCTACGAATTGTATACTCTCTCCGCACCCACAAGCACTTGCTTCATTTGGGTTGGTAAGTTCTATGTGAGAACCACCCAAGTTCTCTACAAAATCAACTCTGCTACCGACAACTGCGGTGCTGGCAAAATCATCCACCACTACGATATCATCAACTAGTGTGCCTCTGTCATCGTTGTCGGTGTATTGCCATTCATATGCGAATCCAGCACATCCACCACCCTTGATGGACAGTCGAACATACTTAGCGCCAGGCTTTTGGGCAAGTAGATTACTCCAATATGACTTAGCGGTATCAGTTATCTCCAGCATATCTTTCCTTGTAATCTTTGATTGCGGCTTTGATGGCATCTTCCGCCAAAACACTACAGTGAATTTTCACGGGCGGGAGGGCCAGTTCTTCGGCAAGTTCTGTATTCTTTATTTCTGAGGCTTGATCCAGAGTTTTGTCTTTTACCCATTCGGTAAGAAGTGAGGATGATGCAATTGCAGAACCGCAACCATAGGTTTTAAATTTTGCATCAATAATTCTATCGTCTTCTACCTTGATCTGTAATCGCATGACATCACCACAAGCGGGTGCGCCTACCATTCCAGTTCCAACTCCCTCAGTGCCAGGCTCCCATTTGCCGACATTTCTGGGGTTCTCGTAGTGATCTATAACTTTATCTGAGTATGCCATTTTTTTACCAGTGCCTTATTGCATTGGCCATTATAAAAAAGCATGTGACAAAATTGACCAATACAATCATTGTTCTAACGATAGCTACAATATCATCGTAGTCTTTTGTTTTTTCATCCGAGAAAGACCCAACTGCATATTTCCAAATCAACCAAGCCTTCAGTATATATTTATACAATTTGCTCCTCTTTTATTTTTTTCATTCTTCTTTGTTGTTTTTTCACCTTCTTGATTGCCCTGTCCAACTGTAGTTTACTGACTCGCATCAAGAAGTTTTGCCCCAACATATGATCATACTCATGCAAGGCAACTCTGGCCCACAGACCATCAAATTCTTCCATAACAATTTCTTGATCTGCGTTCTGATATGAGATGGTGCATTTCTCAGGGCGCCACACTTTCAGCATAATGCCTGGAGCGCTTAGACATCCCTCTTCCATCTTGATCTGTTCTTCACTGAGACCGACAAGTTCTGGATTGTACATAATCCATTTCTTGCCCTTTGCACCCATAGTCATGATTCGATAATTCAAACCGACTTGATTAGCAGACAGTCCCACACCACCCAATGCAAGTTGCCTTTGAAAAATATCTTCTCCAATTTGTTCTGCCTCGTCCCATCTAGTAAACTCCGTGGGTGGTACTTTCAACATGGGGTGGGTAAGGGGTAATAATTCCATCATGACATCACCGAATAATTTTGTTTCTTTTCAAATTTGATTTGACTTCTAAACTTATCAAACAACTGATCGCCCTTGTGACTAATCACAAAGACATTTGTTTGATCTCCAATAGTATTCAACAACTGCATCACATAGTCGGTTCCATTGTTATCAAGTGAACTATCGAACACCTCATCAAGTATCAAGAGGTTTGTGCTTGCACTGTTCTTCATCTTAGCAATAGTTCTCCATGTGAACAACAATGCCAAGTCAATACGTTGTTTCTCACCCTCACTGAATGAGGCGTAACTAAATCTGTCTCTGTGTCGAGACTTAATTGTTTCATTAAACTTCTCATCCAACTCAAAGTGAACAAAGAAGTCCATTGACTGCAAGTATTTATTGACCAACTGATTGATGGCCGGCAAATACTGTTTGATGATTCTGGTCTTAATACCAGTATCTTTCAGTAAGTGTGATGCAGCAATGTTGTAGTGTTGTTCTTCATTCTTTGCAGACTTGTTGGCATTCTTATCAAGAACCTCTTTAGCCAAAGACTTGAGTTTCTTGGTCTCCTCATCTATGTTTGCTCTGTTACCTTTAACCGACACAAGATCATTTTGCAAATTATTTTTATATCTCTCTTGTGAGATCATCTCCGTCTGCAACTCGGACATCTGGTTGGATAGATCAACAAACTTTTCTAGGGTAGATGCTACCTCTTCGTATTTTTTGTCGAGTCCTTTTGTTGCTCTACTGAGGTCTTGAATTTCTTTTGATTTTCCGGCCTTGACCTTTTCCTTGTGGTCGTGTGGTATGCCCTGTTTACAGGTTGGACAGTCGTCGTGATCTTCATAAAATTCTAACTCTCTTTGTGCTTGTTTGAGGCTGGATTGGAAAGACTTTCGGTGTCCGTCAAGTTCTCTTTGTTCCGCCTTTGGGTCGCCAAGAGCCAGTTTCTCCTTCTCCCTAGAGTCAAGTTCTTTTTGATTCGATTCAATCTCCTGTTCGAGCTCATTTATCTGTTCCTCCAAGTTGTTTAGATGAGTTGCTTTATCACTCTCCAGCGTATCTATATATTCTTTCTGAACTTTTGTCTTCTGTTTTGCCACCTCAATAGAACCTTCGATAGAACTGATCTCTTCTTTCAGTGTATTGATCTTCTCTTTGAGAAGAACATTCATGTTAGTAAAGATTTGAATATCCAATAGGTCTTCAATGATCTCTCGGCGAGATGATAGGGGAAGTTGCATGAAGGGTGTAAAAGAAGCAGAACCCAAGATTACGATCTGAGTGAATGATTTGTAATTTAGTTTGAGAATACTATCCTCAAGATACTTCTGAGTGTCACGGGCAGCAGCATCCTGATCAATAAACTGGTCATTACAGTAGATTTCAAACACATGAGGTTTCATTCCACGCACAACCTTGTATTGTTTTTTACCCACAGAAAATTCAATCTCAACCATCAGCCGTTTGCCGTTGATTGAATTTACTAGTTGTGGTTTGTTGATACTACGAAATGGTTTGTTGAACAATCCGAAACACAGTGCGTCGAGACAGGTGGACTTACCACTGCCGTTTTCACCCACGATCAATGTCGTAGTGTTTCTTGTAAAATCTATCTCTGTAAAAGAGTTGCCAGTAGAAAGAAAGTTCTTCCATCGCAACTTTTGAAATGTAATCATAAAATATTCTTTAGTCTGGGAACAATTACTTGTTCAGCATAAATGGCATGTTGTTGTGTTGTAGGGTGTGAAAAATAACCAGCGTGTCTTCCTCCAGTATTTCTTGGTCTTTCAACTTTGCTGAATAAAACTTCCTTTTGAAAATCAAGATCAGTGTTGTCAAAACACCACTCAAATTCTCCACCTCCTATGAACATATCCCAATCAATTAAATCAACTAACCAACTGACTTCGGGATCAGTCCAACACTTTTCTATAAAAGCACCCTCCACATATCTAGTGAAAAAGTATTTTATATTATGGTTCTTCAAAAACTCTTGTAGAGTTAAGACACTTCTCAGAGTATTGATAACGCGAGTAGTATCACTGAAGAAAAATTCTTCGTACATTATCTGTCCCAAATCACCATACTTCTTGGTATATGATGGGAAAAATTTGCCGGCCTGTTGTTGCATAAACCCAACACCAGAAGGACTCATGGGAACCCAATATCCGTCAGACTCTTCTATGAATCTGACCGGAGTCATGAATCCCCTAGATTTCATGGGCAGTATATCTTCTTGCCACTGGTTCCTATAATATTCTGTACGATCTGCGCCTGACCACATCACACCTACGACAATATCTTCAAAAGAGACATCCTGAGATATCAACCGTTGCAGTGTGTTAAGAACACTCATCATTATTAGATTGTTTCCTATCGCGGGAAACGCACAATTCAGATTGACAAAGTTCATCAGTTCGCATGTTGCTTCTGGCCATGAATCATAGAGCATGGAGGTCGTAAAAGAACAACCTCCAGAAACAAAATATTTTTGTTCTGGCAACTTGTCTGGAATATCTACATACTGTTCCTTCATTCTACATGCTGAGCTTCGACGTACAAGGTCTGCATAACTGATGTCAATTTATCCTTGTCTAAATCTGTCACTGTATTATGTATATACTCACTCAGGAGTGTCATGGTGTCATCCACTTGCAACTCTACTTCACCAACGGCCTCATCCTCAAACTCAGAGAAGTCTTCAATGATTTTTAATTCTACACAGTTACAAGTATACAGAGAATCCACCAGTTTGTCAAACTTTAAAAAGTTGTCTTTCTTTACTACGATCAACTTCACACAAGCACCAACAACTTCAGTCAAATCAAATTGACTTTGGCCATCGACATCATTGTAAAACAATTTGTGAAACATACGAAAAGGATTCTGATGAAACTCTAGTTCGTTAGTCTCCGTATCATAGATGTGAAACCCTCGGTCATCTTGAAAATCAGACCAAGTAATTTCATAAGGATTGCCAAGGTAATTAACATTGTCACGAGAACTGCGATGATGGAAATGCCCACTACAAACCAAATCAAAATGCTTAAAGGGATCGTGATCCATCCCATGATCATTTGGAACGCCTTTGTACATCTGAAAGCCAGTGAACTCAAAGTGTCCGAAACAAACTTTGGCATCAGTCCGAGCAACAGCTTCCATAGTAGACTTATAATTATCACTACATATCCACGGAACAAATAGTATTTTTCTTCCATCCAAATCCATCTCCGAAACTTCTGGATAAATTTTGATGTTGTCGTATTCTTGCAACAACAAATCCAGAGAGTTTACATCGTTAGTATTTTTGAAATAGGTATCGTGATTGCCTGGGATCATGTGCATAGTAATGCCCAGACGGTGTGCTTGTCCGAAAAAATATTCTTTACAAGACTTCAGCGTGTTGTAGTTGATGAACTTTCTTCTATCAAATACATCACCCAAGTGAACAATAGTATTTATTCCTTGAGCCTGTAGAGATGGAAAAAAGAAGTCATCATAAAATCTCTTGAAGTATCCATCAAACGCAAGACTGTCTGACCTCGCACCAAAGTGAGTGTCAGTAACTAAAGCAACCTTCATGCAAAAACCTTATTCATCTTGTGAGCAAAGATTTCATAGTATCCCTCTTTGGATAACAAAACCTTTTCGTAATTTCTTCTGTATTGGTCAAGTTTGTTTGACATGACTGTCGGGTTCTTCAGTTCGATAACCTTCTCTCTGAATTCATCAAAGTCCTGCACTCGTTGCCAATCATCAATGTTATATGTATTGTTCTCATCATAGTTCTGATAGACAAACGGAATCATACCAATCGCAAGGGCCTCGACATACCTTGAAGTAGTGGCCTTGGGGTCTTTCCAGTTGAAACAAAGTGTGGATCGACACGGAGACAATTTTGGATACAACTGATTCCAATCTTTGATCCAAGCAGATTGTCTTTGCATACCAGAAGGAAACCCACCAATCAGAATGGTAGAGATGTCTGGGTCTCTGTAAATCTTTCTCAACACTTTGCCACGATCACACCCATCCTTCATCCTACCCCAATATCCAAAGTCATGATTGTATGACCTACCAAACATCTCAGATATGGCATTGTCAAACTTGTCACGAATGAAATGATACTTCATGCCGTGGATGTTACCAGAGAAATCAATCTCATCAATCTCAGTGTAGGACTTGATTGGTATGTTCTGTAGCGTGTGTTCCCTATAGAGTTCTTCACTGTCACCCCTGTCTGATCTCAGGACAATTACATGTTTGTCCTTGAAGAAGGGAATAATTTTTTCCATGTGTGATTGAGACTTTGCCAAATCTTTTGGGTTCATCTGCAACTCACCATGATACCGAAACTCACTATCACTTGGTATGACAATCGCGTCGGCCCACTCTATTGTCTCCGGTGTTCTAT